GTTCAGACGTGTGCTCTTCTGATCTAGAGGGGACACGCTTCCGACGGGGGTTATCCACAGGGTTGGGGCTGTGGGCGGGTCGAACTGTCGGTTTGTCCACAGGTTTTCCACAGGCGCTTTATACATGGTTTATACATTCGGAATGTATAAGTGATTGATGTTGTATGCTGTTGAAAATGGTTGACCCCCGCACCAGTTGGGCTGGCCGGGGGTCGGACGACATTGGAGGTGTCGCCGTGTGTGATGATAGCGATGTTGATGTGAGGCTGTGTGAAACATGTGACCAGCCGGTGACTCATTCGGCGCGTGGTGTGCGTTCTCGTTTTTGTAATCGTAAGTGTTGGCCTGCTGAGTTGTATGAACATGTTCTGTGTGTTGAACGTCGTTCTGATGCAAGGCGTGTTGGTAGGTCGTCCCGTTCAACAAAGATTTCTGTTTGTGGATGGTGTTTTGAAGAGTTCCATCCCCCGCGTGGGAGGATAGATGCGAAGTTTTGTTCAAGGCGTTGTGGTCAGGTGTCTTTTCACGGTCCGTTTCTGAAGGATGTTGTGAAGCAGCGCGAGTTGTTTGATTATCAGTGCCGTGGTTGTGGGCTGAGGTTTGAAAGTTTGACACGCAGGATTTGGTGTTCTGAGTCGTGTCGTTTGTTTTGGCAGTACGGTCAAATGTCTGTTGCGATTTCTTATACAAAATGTCCTGAATGCGGTTTGCTGTTTGTGCATCAAACATCTCTCGGGAATAAATATTGTTCTCAGAAGTGCCGGAAAAAAACTGAGAGGCGTAGTCGGCGTCGTCATAGAAGATTGCCGGGTTCTGACAGCATCAGCATTTTTGCGTTGGGTGAGCGTGATGGTTGGCGTTGCCATTTGTGTGGGGAGAAGGTGCCTCGTCGGAAGTATCGTGGCGAGGCTAAGTGCCCGACGGTTGATCATCTTGTGCCAGTGTCTGATGGTGGTTCTCATATTTGGGAGAATGTTGCTTTGGCGCACAATGAATGCAATTACAAGCGGGGCAATGGCGGGGAGGCTCAGTTGAGGTTGTTGGCATGACGAAGGCGAAGGGCGGTGAGGTTGGCGCACAGATGCGCGGCAACCGTAACGCCGGGAAGAAATTGGAGAACGATTCGCCCGGTGCGTGGCTGCGTTGGAAAACGAAAGAGCGTCATGCTCGGGCGATCAGGTTCATTGAAACGTATTGTCGTAGCCCGAAGGGTTACGGCGCGGGTAAGCCGTTGCGGTTGGCTGAGTTTCAGAAGAACTGGTTGGAAGAGGTGTTGGCTGATGGGGTGCAGGCTGCGGTGATGTCGGTGGGTCGCGGCAACGGCAAATCGACGTTCCTTGCTGCGTTGGGGTTGTGGGGTTTGTTTGATCCTGATGAGTCTGGTGCACCTCAGATTCCGGTTGTGGCGACGACGGTGCAGCAGGCGGTGACTTCGGTGTATGGGGTTGCGTTGGCGATGTTGCGTGATGAGTGGGAGTTGTCGTCGCGGTGTCATGTGTATTCTGCGATTGGCGGTCAGAAGATTGTGACTCCACTCAATCATGGTGAGATGTTTCCGAAGTCGAATGATCCTGACGGGTTGCAGGGTCTTGATCCGTCGTTGGCGATTGTTGATGAAATCGGGTTCATGCCGATCACATCGTGGGACAGCATTTTGCTTGCGTCGGGCAAGCGTCCCCGGTCGTTGGTGGCTGGTATTGGCACACCGGGGTTTGAGAAGTCCAATGCACTGTGGCATATGCGTGAACGTGTGAGGCATGGCCAGTTGCCTGCCGGGTTCAAGTTCACGGAGTATGCAGCCGATGATGGTTGCGATGTCACGGACAAGGATCAGTGGCGTAAGGCGAACCCGGCGTTGGATGAGGGTTATATGAATGAGGGTGCGTTGGATATGGCGGTGGCGATGTCACCTGAATCGCATTTCCGTATCTTCCGGTTGGGTCAATGGCATGAGGGTGTTGAGTGTTGGTTGGGTGATGACGGCAAAAAGGTGTGGGACGAGTTGGAGCAGCCGTGGGAGATGGTCGAAGGTGAACCGGTCTGGGTTGGTGTTGATGTCGCGTTGAAGCATGACAGCACTGCGGTGGTGTGGGTGCAGCAACGTGATGATGGTCGTTGGCACGCGCAGGCGCGTGTGTGGAATCCGACTGAGGATGGCCGGTTGGATGTGACTGATGTGATGCATGTGATTCGTGAGTTGGGTTCACGGTTCGATGTGCGCGAGGTGTCGTTTGATCCACGGTTTTTTGATTTGCCTGCACAGCAGTTGTTGGATGAGGGGTTTCCGATGATGGAAATTCCGCAGTCGTTGCAACGTATGACACCGGCGGTTGGTGCGACGTTTGAAGCGATCAAGCGTGGCGAGTTGACTCATGACGCGGATGCTGCGTTCACAGCGCATGTGTTGAACGCTGTCCCGCGTATGAATGAAACAGGGTTCACGTTGTCCAAAGGTAAGTCACGCGGGAAGATTGATGCTGCTGTTGCGTTGTGTATCGCGTATCATCGGGCGAATAGCCGTCCGGATGTGACTGCGCCTGCTGAGTTGTGGGCTGCGTTCAGTTAGGAGCATTGATGGATAAGAAGATTATTGCGCCGGGTTTGCAGATCACCGGGCTTGTTGGGATCACGATTGGTGCAGGCTTGTTGTCGGTGGCGTTGGCGTTTGTGGTGGCGGGTGTTGGGCTAGTGTGCTATGGCGTGGCAGTTGAACGCGGTGGTGACTGATGGCGTTAGCAAATCTATTTGGCCGTATTGAAGAGCGGCAGTATGGGTTGTCGTTCAACGATTATGCACGACTGTTTGAACAGTTCGCGTTTGGCGGTCAACGATATGTGTCGCCGGTGGTGTCACCGTCTGAGTTGACTGCGTTGCAGGGGCAGCGGAATCCGATTGTTGCTGCTGCGATTCATGCCCGTATGTTGGTGTTTGCTGAAGCGCGTTTCCAATGGCAACCGTTCCGTGATTCGCGTCCGGGCGCGTTGTTCGGTACAACTGAGTTGTCAGTGTTGGAGCAGCCGTGGCCGTCGGCAACAACTGGTGATCTGTTGTCACGCATGCTGGTTGATGCTGACTTGTATGGGAATTCGTATTGGTATCGACGTGAGGTGCGTGGCCGTTCTGAGTTGGTCAGGTTGAACCCGGCGCGGGTGATGGTGATGACCGGCACGATTGATGACACGGTGACGGGTGAACCTTATGGGCAGGAGTTGATTGGTTACGCGGTGATGGATGAGAACGGCAGCGAGTTGGCGACGTTCCTGCCTGACGAGATTTGTCATTTCAAACCGTTGCCTGATCCGATGCATCCGTTCCGTGGACGATCATGGATCAGCACGGTGCTGCCCGATGTGACTGCTGATGACGCGTTCAGCGAATACAAGCATTCTTTTATGCGGAACAGTGCGACTCCGAATCTGGTGGTGTCGTTTGATCCGCAGATCACGAAAGAGGCTTTTGAAACTTTTGTGCAGCGGATGGATGCGTCGCATCGTGGTGTGGATCGTGCGTTCAAAACTTTGTATCTGGGTGGTGGCGCAGATGTGAAAGTTGTTGGTGCGAACTTTGACCAATTGAATCTCAAATCAGTGCAGGGTGCGGGTGAGACTCGTATTGCTGCTGCTGCTGGTGTCCCTGCATCCTATTTGGGTATCAGTGAAGGTCTTGCAGGTTCGTCGTTGAACAGTGGGAACTATGTGGCTGCGCGTCGCCGGTTCGCTGACGGGACGATTCGTCCGTTGTGGCGTTCTGCTGCTGCTTCGTTGCAGAACGTGTTGGAGTTGCCTGATCCGACAGTGCGGCTGTGGTATGACGACCGTGATGTGGCGTTCCTACAGGAAGATGTGTTGGACACTGCGGAGATCAGATCGAAGGACGCGATGACGATGCGCCAGTTGGTTGATGGCGGGTTTGATCCTCAGTCTGTTGTTGATGCGGTCACGACTGGTGATATGACTTTGCTGGTTCATAGCGGACAGTTGTCGGTGCAGTTGCAGCCACCGTCGAACGGAACAGAGGCAGTCTGATGCCGTACTTCATCGAATCTGACAACCCTGATTGTGCAGGTTGGGCAACTGTGAAAGACGACGGTGAAGTGATGGGCTGCCACCAGTCGAAAGATGATGCGATTGATCAGATGGTTGCACTGTCAATCGCTGAAGGAGTGGAACCCGGCGGGGAACGATCCGCAGTTCTGGAACGTGCTGAACCCGGTGAGATCAGTGAAGGCGATTTTGTGGAATGGGATTCGTCTGGTGGGATGGCTCGCGGACGAATCGAACATGTGATGACAGAAGGCACGTTGGGTGTCCCCGGTTCAGATTTCTCCATTGACGCTGACGAGGATGACCCGGCTGCGCTCATCCGTATCTTCCGGCCAGTGCGTGACGGATGGGAAGAAACTGAAACACTTGTTGGTCATCGTTTCTCCACGCTCACGAAAATTGATCCGCTGCCAGAACCATCACCAGAAGGTGAAGCGTCACGGCAGGTGGACACCGACCCACCGCAGTACATCATGGATGCTGCTGCCCGCGGTTTGGAGTTGCGTGCTGAAGGGTTCGGTGGTGACGGTCTAACTGACGGCACTATCCGTGAAGCGCGTGCGATGGCTGACGGTGACATCAGCGAGGACAAGATTGTGCGTGCTAACGCGTGGGGTGCGCGACACGCTGTCGATTTGGACGCACCATCGAACAGCGATCAGGATGCTGACGGCTGGCCGGGTGCTGGTGCTGTCGCGCACTACCTTTGGGGTATCGACCCGTTGAACCCTGAACCTGCCCGTGAATGGTTCGCCCGGAAAGCGGAGCAGATCAAAGATGAACGGAGCATGGACATGGACACGATCACACGGGCAACAGACAACATCACACGACAACTGTCGTTTGATGTCACCCCGAACGATGACGGGCTAACCCTTGACGGGTACGGTGCAGTGTTCAACGAGTGGACGAACATTGCTGACCAGTTCGGTGAGTTCCGTGAACGGATCGCACCGGGCGCGTTCAAGCGGACATTGGGGATGCGTATGCCAGTGTTGCAGTTTGATCATGGCGCACATCCCCTGATCGGTTCGATCCCGTTGGGACGCATCACCAGCATCAGTGAAGATGATCACGGGTTGCGTGTGAAAGCACGTTTGTCTGACAACTGGTTGGTGCAACCAGTCAGGGATGCGATCCGTGACGGCGCGATCAGTGGCATGTCATTCCGGTTCCGAATCGTTGACGAAACATGGGGACGAGGCAACGACGGCATGGAAGAACGCACGATCCGTGAGGTTGAGTTGTACGAGGTCGGACCGGTCGTGTTCCCTGCATACGAACAAACAAGTGTGGGTGTTCGTACTCGTCAGGCGTTGTCTGCGTTGAGTGATCAAAATGTGCGCGACGAGATTGCTACCATTCTGGCATCGGGCGACATTACGTCGTTCGTAACAGATCAAACCGACGACCCGGCTGATAGCCACTCGTCGGGTGAAGAAGCCCCGACCGAAAGTCACGCTTCAACCAAAACAAGAAATCAGCGGATCGCAAGAATGCGGTTCGCTCTCACCCGATGAAGGGAATCAAAATGAAGAAGAACGAAATGGAACAGCAGTTGGAAGAACTGCGTTCGCGGATCGTTGAACTGTCGGAGCGTGACGAGATCACCCCCGATGAGGATGCGGAACTGGACGCAGCCCTGACCGAGCACGAAGCCCGCAAGGCTGACTACGACGCGCTCGTTGCCCGTGAGGCAAAGATTGCCGCAGCCCGTGAGGCTGTGGTGGAGCGCAGCGCAGGTCACGACGCACCGCAGGTCATGAAGCGCACCGCTACCGATCTGGATGTTGCTCGCGCATCGCGCAGCGAAATCCGTGACGCAGCGTTGGCGATCCTTGACCGTGACGGCAGCAAACTTGCTGCCCGCAACGGCGACCACCTTGACAGCCTGCTCCGCACCCGCAACGCGATGACCGATGGCGGTCAGATCGCGAAGCGCATGGTGCTGACTGAGAACGACGCTTACCGCAGCGCGTTCATGAAGGGTGTCACGCAAGGTTCACCGTCGTTCTCACCGGAAGAGGCTCGCGCTCTTGACGAGTTCCGTGCGATGAGCGAGGGCACCGACACCGCTGGTGGATTCGGCATCCCGGTGCTCATCGACCCGTCGATCATCCTCACCTCTGGTGCTGCTGCTGCGCCGGTGCTTGATCTCGCCCGTGTGGTGACGATCACCACCGACGAGTGGAAGGGTGTTTCATCGGCTGGTGTTTCCTTCTCGTATGACGGTGAGGGAACTGAGGTCAGCGACGATGCTCCGACGTTGGCGCAGCCGACCGTGCCGGTGTACACCGCTCGCGGGTTCATCCCCTACAGCGTTGAAGTCGGTGACGACTACCCGGCGTTCGCCGCGGAGATGCGTCGCCTGCTTGATCAGGGATACATTGATCTGGTCGCCAACGGCACGATCAACGGCACCGGCTCGTCGCAGCCCACCGGCATCTTCACCGCGTTGGACGCGAACACCAACGTTGAAGTTGTGGTGACCACCGATGGCGCGTTCGGCGCAGTTGATGTCCTGAAGGTGTGGAAGTCGCTCCCTGAGCGTTACCGCGCCAACGCGACATGGGTGATGAACACCGATGTGGAGAACGAGATTCGCACGTTCGCCGCTGGTGCTGACAGCGCGTATTACACCGTCGATTTGTCGGCTGGTGGTATCGGCACGCTGTTCGGTCGCCCGATCCGCACGACCGACTACGCCCCCGAATTTACGGGAACCACGGGTGCCGCTTCGATCCTAGATC